CTAATGCACCCAATAAACTTTCACCAGTTCTTATTGCTGTTCCTAGTTCTTTACTAAGACTTTTGCTTATACCTTGGAAGCCTTCTTCAATTATTTCATTTGTTGTTTTAACTCTGTCCTTGTATATCTCTAATGCTTCCATCTGTTCTTTGATCTTCTCTGTTAAGAACTCTTGTGATACACCTGCTTGTTTTGCTAAATCACCCACATTAAGCAATGCGTCTTGCAGTTCTTTTAATTGTTTATGTTGTTCTTGAATTGATTTAACTAAATCATTTCCTGGTGTTGACATACCCAGTCCTGCTTCTAATTGTTCTTTTTGTTTCATTAGTTCTTCAGTTAAGAACGCTTCAGTTACTCTGGCGTCTTTGGCTAACGCACTTACATTTGCTAATGCTTTTTCAACATTTTCTAGTTCTTTGACTTGATCTTTGTACTGTTTTGTTAGTTCTTGATTGAATGTTAATTCTTTTTCTTTGAATGAGAACCCAACACCTTCTAATTCTTTTCTACTGTGTCCTTCAGCCAATAACGCATCACGAAGCTTGAGTGTACTTGCTTCTGTTTCTTTGTTTAGTGTAATTAACTGTTGATAATGTGCTAACTGTTGTTCAAATGGTAAATCTTCAACTGCAATGTTTAGACTGCTCATTGCTTCTTTTAATATATCTGCACCAGCACCTGTTTGTACCAGGGCTTGGAACAGTTTCATATTTTCTTGTCTGCTTTTTACTGTTTCTGTACTGTTTTCTTTTAGTTCATTCAACAGTTGTCTAAAGTTCTTGGCTACTTCTTTTGTTTCAACACCAAGTTGTTTTTTGAATTCAGTGTATGTGCTTAGGTTTATCATACCTCTTGCATATAGACTTTCTATTTCATTTAGTATTTGTGCGTTAAACTGTTGTATCTTAACATTTTTTTCAACAGCTTCAGTCATTTGTTTATAATGATCAGCGAATGTTAGTATTTTCTTTTCTTTACCAGCATCTAAGTTTATGTTTATTTGATCGTTTAATTTTTCTTGTGCTTTATGAGCTCTGAGTATTTGATCTTCATAAACAGGATATGCTTTTCTTATTTCATTTGCTTTTCTTTCTGCATCAGCTATTTCTTTTAAATTATCGGCTAATGCATTTAAATCAGTTACAACCTTTTCAACACCTTTTTGTGTTGCATCAGCATCAACTTTGACTCTACTGAAAAATACTGTGCTTCCTTCTTCAATTGATTTTAAAGATTTTTCAATGTCTGCAATTTCATTTTCAAGAGTTGCAATTTGTATAGCTATTGGGCTAACACCCATGCTTGTTCCTAGTTGTGGAATCTTCTGAAGTTTTTTTATTTTTTCTTCAGCTTCTTTCATATCCAAGTTTAGTTTAGCTGTTACTTCAGCTTGATCACCAAACGCGGCTTCAAAATTTGGAATTACTTTACTAATTTGTACTATAAGTTCTTTTAATATATTTGTAAATGTTGCAAATGAAACTTTAAAATTATCTACAAATTTAGCTGTTGCTTGTATAAACTCACTTGTGCCTTTTAAGAAAGCCGAGGCTATATCATTTGCAAATGCTTTCATACCACCACTTGCATCAAGGGTTACTTTTAATTTCTCTTTCAACAAGTTGGTTAGATCTGTAATAGCACCACTCAATGCACCAAAGAACTGCTTACGGAAACCAGTACCAAATTGGAATAATTCTTTTAGAGCATCATTTGCACCTTCTGCAGATTTTGTCAAGTCTTGACTTATAACCAATCCTGCTTCTTTTGCGTGTTTGGTAATTTGTGCAATTTCTTTAGCAGTCATGTTAGCAATGTTAACCATTGCAACACCTTCTGAGTCAAAACCTTTCATAGCCAGTGCTGTTCTTATTGTTGAATCTTCTACGCCTCTGAGTGCTTGAAAGAAATCTGCCAATACATCTTCTTGTTTTCTAAAATTACCTGATCCATCTTTAATAGCAATGTTTAGCATTTTCAATGGTTTCAATAGTTCACCAGTACCCATTTGAGCTTCACCAAGTCTTCTAAAGAATCTTTGTAAAGCCATATTGGTTGTTTCCATACCAATACCTGCTCTATCTGCTATAACTTGAAATGTTGATAGGAACTCTGTTGTGGTTCCGAGTTTACTTGCTACCTTACCTAAGAGATCTAATTGATTGAGGGTACTTTTGGCCATAAATGCAAAACCACCAGCCGCCGCAATGGCCGCTATGCCTACATTTCTTAATCCCCTAGTTAAACTACCTAATCCTTTTAATCCAGCACTACCTATTGTTTTGAAAGTACTGTTCATCTTCTTAACAGTAGCATTTACTTTCATTGCTCTTTTGTTAGTATTTGATAATGCTTTGTTTACATCATTGATAGGTTTACTAGTTTTATCTACAACCTCTACAATTAGTTCATATGTACTAGCCATTTGTTATAGCCTCCCTCTCTTCGGTTTACTTCGAGCTTTTTTAGTTTCTTTGTTTACCCAAGTAAAGTAATCAACCCAACCTTTTAGCTCGAATGTTGAAAAGTTCATAACCTCTTCAACGCTCTTTCCAAGATCCAATGCTAATTTATAAAGAAATCGAATGTCAGGGAGGTCATTTAGTTTCCCGCCTTGTCATCCTTGTCTTTAATATCATTATTCATGCTTGTTACAATTCTAAGTATAACAGCTGGATCTACCGCTCTCATCAGCTTGTGTTTATCACCCATATCAAACAATGGATTACCATCTGCATCAAGAGCCTTAATAATCAATTGTACAACCAATCCTTCTGTTGTCTTACCCTGTTGTGTGAGCTCAATAACAGCCGCCTCTTGCGCCATTGTTGTTGTACTTTTGTAATAAATTTCTGTGTCCCATTCAGGAACTTTGATTGGACCCATTAAGCCACCTGCGATAATAGTTTCGAAGTGTGCTACTGCGTTATCAATCAATCTTTTTCTTTGTGGTTTTGTCATTTTCTTTTTCTCCGTCATATTAGTTTAATTTGCGTCTGCGAGTTAATACTTTCTCAAACGCTGGTGCAACTATACCATCTCTTGCAATAGGTCTACTTGGACCTTTGTGAGGGTTAAGATTTGCTACCATAGATCCACGCTTAGGTCCATATTTTGAACCATAACTTCCTGCATCTAATATAGCTATGTATGTTGCCGTATTTTCGAACATCTTCTTAGATACTCCTAACTTGTATTGTCCTAGCTTACGCCATTGTGCTTTAGCGAAGCCACTTTTAACAGGCGTATTTGCCTTTATAAGTTTATTTATCTCATCAAGGTCACTGTTAATAGTACGCTCCAGTTTGCGTTCAATATCTTTTATAATATCTCCTGGTCTACTAGAGCGTACCATAATATTTTAACCTTACGATGTAACGCCGTATGTTAAGTCACCTGTTCCTTCAAAAGTAATTGAGTATTCAGTTACTCCATCAAAACTTTGGCTTCTTGTAATATCAGATACGATTGCCGAACCTGAATATACTGCATTACCTGCAACTGACGCTGTATTTGGATAAAGTTCAAAAGTGATCTTGTCTCCTGCTTGTACAACGGGTGCCGCTGGTGATGCGTCGTGGCCGATTGATGGATCATCTTTGTCCCAATAACCTTCAACTGTTCCGTTGAAGCCTTTGAAAGTTGCAATGATTTCTCTTGAAGCGTC